ATGTTAAAAGCTATAGATGTTGCTAATTTCTTTATTTATCTATTAAGCGATAAAGAAGATGAAGAAAACGATTTAACAAATATGAAGCTTAATAAGCTTACATATTATGCACAAGGCCAGTTCCTAAAAACAAACGGAAAACCTTTATTCTCAGAAGGTATAGAGGCATGGATACACGGTCCAGTAGTCCCTTCGGTTTATTGCGAATTTAAAGAAAACAAAAATAATCCTATAAAGGACTTTAGCGGTGATTTTGATATATCTAAATACACTGACGAAGAAAAAGAAGTAATGCTCGATGTAGCTCTTGATAAAGGCAGGTACAGTGCAAGCACGTTAAGAGACATGACGCACAAACCAGGGGGACCATGGGCACAACGCTATAACGGAAATCTACACGTAGCCATACCGAACGAACTAATAAGGGAGTATTTCTGCAAGCATGATGTTTTAGAACCCTTAGAGTTAGATTTATCGGATTGCGAGGTAATAGGGCATAGGGATAATGACGGGTATCTAGTTTTGCCTAAAGAATATGACTATTAAAGAATGGGAGATTCATTGGGCTTTTGTTAAATTTGAAGACTCAGACGAGGTAAAGCGAAGACCTGTATTGATTATAAATAAATCAAGGGCAGCTATTGTTAGTCTTAAAATGACAGGAACCGATAGAGGAGACGATGTACGAGAATGTCGTATTGATGAGTGGAGGGAAGCTGGGCTTTCCAAGCCAACGTCTGTTAGGTTAGATAAAGTCTTACGCTTGCAGGAATCTGACTTAGATGGAAAAATCGGAGAACTTCAAGAAAGAGACAAATTAATAATCAGACTAAGGCTGAGTAAAAGATAATAAACGCACGGACAAATCCGTGCGTTTTACTTTGCGTTTATCATATCCCAGCTATCATCTAGGCTATCTAATGTTGTATGAGTATATATATTGGCAGTCGTCTTAATATCAGAGTGCCCCATCAAGTATTGAGCAGTACGAATATCAACACCTTTCTTTTGCAGGTTAGTACAATACGTATGCCTGAGTGAATATGTGGATAAATCATCACCAAAAGGATAAGGTGGTATAAGCTGATTCCTATACATCTTACAGCCCATCTCTATATTTATATCTCGTACAAGACTTTTCCAGGCAAACAATCTCTTTTTATGCGACAAGGTATTGTTTTGAGACGTGGTGATTAAATAACCAGTAGATCCAGTTAGTAAATCACTTAACATATCCGGAAGAGGTACATATCTGTCGGCCGCTGCACTCTTAGTTCCTCGAACATGGATATATTTACGCTCTTTGCTGACAACTATATCTTCGTACTTTACTCTTGCCGCCTCAGAAGGTCGGCAGCCGCATAGGTAAATTAGCATAAAGTATATAGCGTACTAATGCTTTAAAGCACACTTAACAAATACCTCTTGCTCCTCGGCGGTTAGAGAGCGCCTTTTATTCAAGGTACCTGTAGGTTTAGATATATCCGCAGCCGGATTTGAATTAATCAAACCATTATCCACAGCTTTTCTGAATATGAAATTAAGTTTCTGATACACTTGTCCTATAGTGTATTTACTCATACCCTCATACTTATTAATAAGAGATTGGCACATTATAGGGCGTACATCCTTAAGCTTATAATGACCAATCTCACTAACTATATATTTCTCTGTAAAATCTAAATACCTATCACGAGCATCTTCGCTAGAGCTAGTCTTATATGTCTCAACGCATTTCCTCGCCCAATCTCCAAGTGTCATATTAGAATTAATAATCACATGGTTAGCTTTTAGATCCTCGAGCTTTTTCTGATATTTCATTCCGAGCTCTAGTTCAGAGTTTGCCCGGATGTAATATCGTTTGCCATCATATGTAAATGTCTTTGTAAATTTATATCTTTTCATCAAGCCCTCGCAGCATAGATATTAATTAAAATCGATCCAATAGGAAAGCTGGCTAGCCCAGCTACAGTCATATAATACTGATAATCAAAGCCTATATAATATCCTGCGATCCAAACAACCGCACATACAATCATTGGAATGAAAATTGCAAATGCACCTTTAGACGTTAAAAACCCTGCAGTTAAAAAAGCGAATCCAAGGTAATTAAATGAGACAAGATAATAGTCTCTACAAAAAATAGCGAGAAACATAAAGGATATAGGCAATACATAATCAAATAACGCGTATCTAATTTTTTCTGATGTACTACACATGTTAATACCACCTTTCAAATCACGAGTATAAAAAAATAATATATCCATTGAAATTTAAACATTTAGACAATGAATCGTAATGCCAAATTGATAAAATCACGAGCAAATCACGAGTAAATTGTAAGTAACGACCAATATTATTACCTAGCGTGATAAGTTCCTATACACTCTCCAACTATATAAATATCATCTGCATCTACAAGAGTAGGAGCATAATCTGAATTACAAGGTTGAAGCATTACTTTATCGTCCATCTTATATAATTTTTTAAGTGATGCAGATTCTTCTGCTCCCCAGCATACAGCGTAAATATCTCCATCAGAATAATCAAAGGACTTGCGAATGAATGCAAAATCACCATCATAGATACCAGCATCAATCATAGAGTCACCTTTAACCTTAAGGCAGTAATCGGCTTTTATAGTATGATCCACATAGAAGTGACCTTGAAAGTTTTCTTCACAGTGAATACCACTGCCGGCACAAATAGTTCCCAGGATAGGAACTGCGTACGCAGCAGGAGTAATGATATTCGATGGAAGAGGGCGATCTGATTGAACAGATTCTTTGTTGTGCTCCTCTATAAGGTCAGATTTTTCTATATTGAAATAATTAGCCATCAATTCAATTTTATCTATCCTTGGATAAGTATTTGCCTTTATCCAATCTGTAAAGGTGGTGTATTTTATTCCGAGATCCTGGCAAATATCATTTCTAGTTTTGTTGTACAAATCCATATAGTACTGAATGTTTTTTGCCATTATTTTTTTGTTGCCTAATTGTGTACTCATTATCCACCTCCATTTGATATGAAAATAATACGCTAATCTCGTAAAAAACACAATAAAATTTTGAAAAAATTACGAAAAAACCGTTGACAAGACGGTTTAACCGTAATATACTCCAATTATCAAATGAAGAAGAAGCGAGGTGAGCAAGTTGAAAAATGATAAACTGACGCTTAAATCAGTTAGAGCTTTAAGAGGATACACACAGGTTGAGGCGGCTAAATTGATTGGAATTAGCCCAGACACCCTGTCAAATTATGAATGTGGGAAGAGCTATCCAGATATCCCTATTCTCAAAAAGATTGAAGAGGTATATCAGATAAGTTACAACGACATTATTTTTTAGTTTAAAATTACGGTTTAACCGTATAGGAAGAGCGAGAGCTGAAGAGGTTTAAGAATGAAACAATCAAAAAAGAAAATAGTTCTTAAAGTAAGAAATATAAAAATTGAATCAGTTAACCCGGGAATTATAGGGTTCGTTGGTGATTTTTTATCCGAAATTCCATTTTGGATACATGGAGGTCTAATGCGTCTCGAAAAATCAAAGCACAAAAACTTAATAGAGTTTTGCATCAGCTGTATTTCGGCAGTAATAGGAAGTCTCTTAGCCCTCCTCATTTTACGAAAAACTGGGTGGCTATAAGAGAAGTTATAAAAGCTACAACAATAGGGGTTGCTACCGATTTAAAAATAAACTCTATAAATTTAGCTAATAGATCCTCTCGATAAAAAAGACCATTACAAGAAATATCGAAATAAGAAGGTAATCCATTCTGATCCATCTTAAGTTCAGAAAGATAATTGTGCTCATAGAGAGAAACTACTGCTTTTACAACTTTATCTACAGATTTTTTCTCTACTAAATCATTGAGGTCATTGTAACTGTGAGCGTTTTTATTTCGGCAGCGATTCAGAATTGTTCGTCTAATACCTATTAGCAAGTACATGTTAAAACTCCTTTTTTAAACAAAAATTACACTGAAATTATAGCAGAAAGGAAAAACAAAATGGAAATTTCTAAATTAGAAGCTACAGAAAAAATGCTAGAAGAAACTCGAAACGAACTAGCTCGCACAAGAGAAGAACTGCACAATGCCAAAGAGGAAGTTAAAAGATTAACACCTAATAGCGAACCAAGATGTGGAATAAAAAACATAACCATTTCAAATTGTGTTCTAAAAGAAGCTCAAATTGTTACTGAGATACAAGAGTTGCTAGCTGATGAAATTAAGGCTCGACTATCAAAGGGTGTGTGTACAAGAGAAATTGCGCAGTTGGTCGAGCCTTTGGCCAAACTGAGGATTAAAGGCTAACAAGAGATTATATATTAAAAAACTCAAAAAATAGGAGAAAAAACAAAATGGATACAAACACCACAAGACAAATTATCTGTACAGCAATAAGAGATACCCTACACGCAATGAATACATGCAAGGACCTCGACATGATAATCGTTACACCAGATAAGGACGAAGTGCTCTTGTCATACGGAGATAAGGCACTACGCGTAGATATTCAGGATATCCCGGAAGAAGAACTACCGAGATTCTTAATCGCAAAGATTAACTATGAACAGAGAATGACGTTAAACGACTATCAGCACGAAACGCTGCGAACAGGAAAAGAAGTGGGCGTAATCGAATCTGTAATGGGAATGTGCGAAGAGATCGGAGAAGTAGTAGGCAAAATCAATAAGGCTACATTTAGAAAGCACGATGCAGATGTGGGAGAACTAATTGATGAACTAGGCGATGTTCTTTGGTATTTATCCATCACCGCATATAACGCAGGTGTACCGCTAGAATCGGTTGCAAAACTCAACCTAGCAAAGTTAAAGCTAAGATACCCAGATGGATTTGATGTAGAAAGATCCAAACACGAAGAGGAATAAAGATGGATAGGCAAGCAATATTAAACGATCTTAAAAAAGAATATGGTAGCTTTCCGACTATATCAGATATATCAAGATATCTAAAAATTAGCCGTGCAAGTGTAAGAGACCTAATGAATGGCGTTGAGTGCTTGCCGGACGGAAGAAGCAAGAAATATTTTGCAGGGGATGTAGCAGACAAAATCTACAAGAATAGGAGTATGTAATGAGCAATAAAGAGTTATTCAAAGCCATATTTTCGGACGAGGAAGGTAACTTCCAGATAATAAACCTAATCGGAACTATCTGCCTAGCGCTGCTATTCCCTACGCTACACATATTCCTATATGCGCTAGGGTGCAGATAAAAGCGAGGCTAAACGTGGATAAGTTTAAACCTATTGAACCTTGCATTATCAAAGTGATTAAGCTAGCGCATGAAATGGTCAATAGCGGTACGATTGCAGGAGCAAAAATAACAACATCAGATGGATATGTAAATCTTAAACGCATGAATGGCAAAGTAACTGCGCAAAGAGAGGTACGACATGGATATTGAAAGACGAAGAAAGTATTTTAAAGGAATTGTATCCGAATCAGCTATTACTAGAGAGTTCGCCGATCATGAAGAACCTAGACTAGAAGTATGCGAAGAAAATAGTGTGTTGTCAAATATAGAACCTTGGAGCGATGAAGAATTGCGAACAATTACATTCGATTAGGAGACTAGCCAAATGATGGAATATTACAAAACATGCGCCTATCCAAAGCCGCAGACCAGGAAGAAAAAGAAGAAGCAAAACGGATATAAGGATAAAGCAAGTAGATTCTGCGCGTATTGCGGAAAACCTTACGCTGAAAGACACGAGGTATTTGGTGGATCTAATCGCCAAATAAGTATAGATCTAGGCTTTCAAGTGGACGTGTGCCATGAGCACCACGAAGAGCTGCATATGAACTGTAGCAAGTGGGCGCAAGAAGAAAACATCAAACTAAGACGCTTTTATCAAAAGAAATACGAAGAAGAAAAGATAGACGAAGGAATGACACCAGAGCAAGCACGTAATGACTGGATGATCCTTATAGGAAGGAACTATTTATGAATAGATGGAAATCAACAACAACCATCCCAAGTATAAATCTAAATGTAAATCAAATCCTACATAAGGCAGATTCAATAGATGACACATTAACGTACGAGTCTGTGAAAAAAGGATTTGCCTATGTAGCAAATAAGGAAGAATTCTTAATTCTGAGTGCATCAAATGGCTACCTCAGAATGACTTATGAGGAGCTAGAGGAAGTTAGAAAAGAAATAACAGGAATCTTAGAGGAAGTAGATAGGAAAAGATGGTAAACGTAGGATGTGTGTGTGACAGGTGCGGACACGAACACGGAACACCAAATGACAACAGGTCGTTTCGTTGGTGCAGGCGAATTAAGGGGACCATCTGTGGTAAATGTTGTAGTGAATGCGAATACTGTAATGATTGGCGCTGCACCTACGACCCAGCAGGAAGAGAAAAAATGCGAACGCTGGTATATGCGAATAGGGCTGACGAAAGAACAATAGCTAAAAATGAAGATGTTGCTAAAAAAGTAAGCATTACAACAAGAAGGATGATTGAACAAGTTAATGAAAACCTAAAAGCGGAGATAAACGCTAGAGAAGAAGAATACGACAAACTACGCGCCAGGGAAGGCGAAGAACCAGAAATGTTTTAAGGAGATAAGCATGAGTTACGAAACAAACGATGAAATAACAATGGATGCATACATTGAAGAAAAATTAAACACAAAGTTACCTAAACTATTTTTTATCTCACAGCCAATGGCTGGCAAAACAGATGTAGAAATAGCTGCTGAAAGAACAATGATTAAAGAAAGAATTAAGAGAGAAATTAATCCTGCGGCCATCTTTATAAACTCAGTGCTAGATAGAGAAAAGATGAAAAAAGAAATCAAAGATAAAAAAGTTAAAAGTGAATCGCTTTATTACCTAGCGAAATCACTAGAACTACTATCTACTGCAGATATGGCAGTATTCGCGCATGATTGGCTTTCCGCCAGAGGCTGCCGAATTGAAGAAACGGCAGCTAGACAGTATGGAATTGACGTGTACTACATATAGGAGAAGCAATGAATATAAACTACTGTGAACTTTGCGGCTGCGGTACCGCAAGAGAGAAGCGAGAAATACTTACACTAGAAAGTTCAGACGGAAAGCAAGAAGTACACGTTTTATGCAAGGCGTGCGCTGATGCATTGAAGAGACAGTTAACAAGGAATAGCAAATGGACTACAAAATCATAGAAGAGCTAGCCACTCTATCGACAGATAGTAAGGGCAGAAAAAAGAAACTTGTAAAAATATCTTGGTATGGTAAAGAGCCAGGATATGAAATAAGGGTGTTTGATAAAGACGGAACGCCACTTAAAAGAGCAATGCTAACAGAAGATGAATATCAAGAGTTAGCAAAATTTATGATAGGGAACTATTAATTGGAGATGCAGATGACTAATTATGAACTAATCCAAGAAATGGAAACGTGGCAACTTGCTAAATTCTTACGCAAAGTAAGTGACGGTGAAACAGAATTTACAATCTGCGATCGTATATGTGATGAATGCGCTAATGATGTAGAAATGTGTGAAGCACTAATTGAACGATGGTTAAAAGAGGATTGTGAGAATCCAATTGCGAAAAAACCAATAGAACTTGAACCTTGGCGAAAAATAATAACAAGACAACTAACTGATGAGGAAAAGGAAGAATACAAGGACCTCGGATGGGATTGTATATTAGAAAATTTACCAAGTTATGAAGAGGACGTACTTGTTACAGATGGCGACAATGTGTGGGTGGATTACTTCGAAAAAGATGAAAACGGCTGTGTGTATCTTGGTGGAACTGATGAAAGCGTAGACGGTGTTGTGGCGTGGATGCCAATTAGGGAGTGCGAATTGTAAATTTTGACAACTAAGGAGAAACACAAAATGAAAATGCTGCTTAAGTATCCAGGAGCTAAAAATCGATTAGCTCCTGGATAGTGAGTAATATACCACCGCACAAAGTGTACTGCGAACCATTTCTAGGAAGCGGCGCGGTGTTTCTAAACAAAGAACCTGCGTACAACGAAATTTTGAACGATATTGACGATGATATTTATAACTTTTTCAAGATCGTTAGAGAACAATCGGAAGAATTCAGCAGATTGATAGATACCACACCATACTCGCGAATTGAGTACTCAAACGCATTTAATGACGAACCTATATCAGAAATAGAAAAGGCGCGTAGATTTGCGGTGAAATGTTGGCAAGGCTTCGGCTGTGGGAATACTTACAAGACAGGCTATAGGCGAGGCATAGGCGATACGAGCCCAAACCCCGCTAAAGCATGGGAAAAACTACCAGCCACAATGCGACTTGCGGCTGAGCGATTAAAGAATGCACAGATTGAACAAGTTGATGCATTAAAGCTAATCAAAGATATGCACGGAGAGAATACTTTTATCTATATAGATCCTCCATATATGAAGGGCACAAGGGTAAAAAAGAAACAATATACCCACGAAATGACAGATGAGCAGCACATGAAACTGCTGCAAATTATCAAAGAAAGTGACTGTAAGATCATGATTTCCGCGTACGAAAATGAGCTGTATAACACAGAGTTGATAGGTTGGAGAAAAGAACATAAGTCAACTACAGCCGAGTGCTCGAGACGGAGAACGGAAACGCTATATATGAATTATTAAGGAGCAAACAATGGACGAAAGAAAATTTATAAAGAAGTGCAAAGAGCTTGTAAGAAATTATTACAACGACAGAGTGGAATCAACCGATAAGAACGGCAAAATCACAACAGAAGATGTATTTGTCGTATGGTTCTGCAAAGCATTACAGAATTCAAAGGCTTTACTTAGTACCAACGTGCCAGACGGTATGTATTATGAGGTCACCTACAACGGAGATAAGAACGAGTGCTATCTTGACGCCTACAAGAAGTGGCAGAACGTTTGCATTGAGATGTAGGAGCAAGACATGAGAGAGATAAAATTCAGGGCGTGGGATAAAAAGCTAAAAGAGTGGACGAATTATTCAATCAGCAACATTGACGATATCCTTATAGATTTTTACAACAAAGAGACTGGTTTTTGGGAAAGCGACCGAAGGGGCGAGCGATTTATTTTATGCCAATATACAGGGTTAAAAAACATTAATGGAAAAGAAATATATGAGGGTGACATCGTAAGAGCGGTGGGCTTCTCAGAATGGATAGGAGTTGCAAAATATTCCGACAAAAATCAAGCTTTTGTATTTGAATGCATAGATAAGAACTATAGAGGAAACATAGTATTTATGAGTCAATTTGGGCAAGGTTTCAAGATACTTGGCAATATCTATGAGAATCCCAAGTTATTAAAGGAACTAACAAATGATGATTAAATTAATAGGTGTGATATACGGGAAGCACAGTAAATTATACAGAAGATTTATTGATGCAAGGGAAGTAAAACAAACAACATAGAAATAATGTGCTATGCAAGTAGCGGACACCATAAGTTATTTTTATAAGGCAAACAATGATGTAAAAATGATAATCTCTCAAACCAACGTCCGCTACTTCATATATATAGGAGTAAACAATGATCGACTTAATACTTACATTATGGATATTAGGAATTATAGCAGGAGTTAACGCATTGCTATTCACTGCGCTAAACAAAATGGAAAAAGCAAACAAGCTATATCTAGCAGCAGATTTGCTTATCTCTGCAGGATGCCTAGTGATCCTATACTGGATATTCATATAACTAATTGCTATGACGGCGGCGAACATAAAGACCCTTTCTGAAAATAAATATACATATAAGAGCACAACATAATTAAGTAGTCATATTCGCCGCCTCATATATATAAGAAGAAAACATAAAAAATAAGAAAACAATCACCAGCCGCGAGCTGGTTTAAAAGTTCAATTGAGTATTAACAAGTCGACGAAAAAACATAGATATGATTAGAACTAAAAAATATAACTGCGGAAATTATCAAGAAATAGAAATATTTAATGTATCGCCAAGAAAAAGAAAATATGAGAGAGCAAGGAAGGTAAAAGAATCTACACCGGCACAAAAAAATCTCAACTCTAAAAGAGCACAGAGATATTTTGCAAGGCTGTGCAATCTTAATTTCACTGAAGGTGATTACAGCGTAGACGCTACATATGATGATGCACATCTTCCGGCTAATAGAGATGAGGCGTTAAGAGATGTTAGGAACTACACGCGTCGCGTCAGATATGAAATGGCGAAGCGTGGAAAAGAAGATATTGAATTTGTATATGTAATCTCAAATCACAAAGGAGATGATACAGGTTCAAAAGCGAGATGTCACATCCATATGATTTTTAAAGGCGCAGATAGAGACGTTCTAGAAAAAAAGTGGAAAGCTGGATATTGCAATACAGATAAACTTAGATTTAGCGAAACAGGAATTACAGGAAAAGCCTTATACATGGCAAGGCAAGGAAAAAGCAAAAGGTGCTGGGGCGGTTCTTTAGGCTTAAAAAAGCCGGAGCCGATTGTTTCAGATAGAACATTTACAAGGGGACAGGTAGAGAGAATCATAAACGATCCAGGAGACGGAAGATTTATTTCAAAGTTAATAAATAAAAATAATAAAACTAAATACGTATTCACAGATTGCATAGTTGAACACGACGGCAGGCAGGTCGGATTCTTCTCAGAAGATCCAGGGGACGGCCTCGGATTTAGCGTGCTAATCAGAATGAGGAGAGAATGATGAGCTATTACATCAAGTGCCCTTTTTTTATGGCGCATAAAGAAAACACGATCACGTGTGAAGGCTGCATGCATTTTTTTGACACAAAGAAAAAGCATCGAAAACAGATTGAGAAGTGTGAAGAAGGCGGAACTGAATGCAGATACGCCAAAAGGCTTTTTGAGTGCTACGAAATATATCAAGATTCACCAGACTTAGAATTAAGATTACATGAAGTTTATGCGGACGAAATGAGAAATCAAATATCCACGCTCGTTTGGAGATTAGCTAGAGAAAAGAATAACCAAAAGAAGCTCAAAGAAAATTACGAGAATGCTCTTGAAATCAAAACAAAAGATATAAACAGACTCACTAGGCAGCTCATGCTAGATAGAAAAAAGGTAGCAATCAACGAAAAAACAATCCTAGCGTTAATGCATGAGAACAATCTCGGTATGGCGAACATTAGCGAGCTTGTGGATAAGTATAGAGATAGTGAATTAATTTTTGATGCAAAAAGCGGAAAGGTGGAAAAGAAATGAACGCATTAATGGATGGTATTATATTTATAATGATTAACGCCCAGGTAGGAATAGAGGTAGGTGCTACAGGATGGAGCTATTTTTAAGCAAGAGAAAACGAGGGGAATCCCCTCGTTTTTTATTAAGCCACCTTTATAATTTCTTGTGGTGCGAATGAAAAGTATAGATCGCTGCCAACCTCCGAACTCTCACGCTCGTATAATACTATTGCCCTATCAGGTGCAGCAGATAGTTTTATCTTTTCAATTGCATTTTCTTTAGTTTCAAAAGCTCCGATGCGCACACCTTGTTCAAGATCTCCTGCATATGGAACGGATGACACTCCGTCAGAATCTTTCATGAACCAGTAAGCCGTGTAATACTCTTCACCATTTGGTCTAATTCCATACCAGCAATCTAGCGAGTTCAGATATTCTTTGCAGTTGATTTTCTTTGTAATTTCGTTTAACATAATTATAGCTCCTTTTAATTATCAGGGGTGGTAATTTCTGGGTGTTTCGAGCCGTTGCAGCGGCTCGATTTTTATTTTTTGATTTTCTGAACCTGTTCAACTATTAGAGATTCAATGTAGTTGCTCAGCGTCCGGTTTTCGCTTGCCGCTATCTCGGTAGCAGCAGCTTTTAGTGTCGGTGTCATTCGCACTGCGACTCTTTCCGTTTTCTTCTCGGTCATATTTGCCACTCTCCTTAAGATTTGCCGTCCTTTAGCTTGATTATATTGTACCAACAATGACGAACAATGTCAACACCTTTTTCAAAACTTTTTTAAAAATTTTGAAGCAGGCGAAAAAACGTATATCAATAGGCATAATTAAAGCTGGAGGAAATCATGGATTGGAACAAGCTCGAAGTAGAATACATAACAACAAATACATCATACGCAAAACTAGCTACTAAATACCAAACATCGGCGCGCACCGTTTCAGAATATGCACGTCGCCACGAGTGGAAAGAAAAGCGCAGGAAATATGTATCAGATACTGTCGGAAAAGCTGTAGAGCGCGTATCTAAACTAGAATCTATAGACTTATCTAAAGAAATAGGCATAGTACATAACTTGTCTAATATAATGAGCGACGCTCTATTAGATCCAAAACAGTTCAATAGATATCTCGTTGAAGAAACTGAATACAATTCAGATGGTTTTCCGGTATCAAAGAAAACCGTTGAGAAAAAATTTAAGCGAACAGATTTTAAACAGGTAAAGGATGCAGCTAACGCACTGCAGGCAATTGAAAAAATGAGGCGGTCAATGGAGACTATTCTTACATTCCAAGAAAAGGAAGATCTTAAGCTTGCGAAGAAAAGAATCAGACTTGAAGAAAGAAAAGTTAAGCTGCTTGAAGCTGAAGCAGAAAATAAAAATATCAGTGTTGAAGAGGCTGAAAGTATCGTACTTGTTAACTTAAGTGATGAAGAGGTTGCGGAGGTAGAAGAATGAAAATAGCATGGGAGCCGCAGCCACGTCAAAAAGTATTTATGAGCCGTCCGGAGTATGAAGTGTTATATGGCGGCGCAGCTGGAGGCGGAAAGAGCGACGCTATATTATGCGAAGCACTAAGACAGGTACATATACCAAGCTATAAAGGGCTAATCTTAAGGCGTACATTTCCGCAGCTCTCGGAGCTTATGGATAGATCCATAAATCTATATTCAAAAGCATTTCCGAGCGCGAAATTCAACGAATCAAAATACGTCTGGAAGTTCGGAAGCGGCGCAAAAATATACTTCGGAAATTTACAGAGGGAAACGGATAAATATAACTATCAAGGTAAGGCATACGACTTTATCGCATTTGACGAGCTAACGCATTTTACGCGTACGCAGTACATGTATCTAATGTCACGTAATCGTCCGACTGCACCAGGAACGAGGGTATACATAAGAGCTAGCGCAAATCCTGGGGGAGTTGGTCACGGCTGGGTAAAAAAGAGATTTATAACACCTGCGCCGCCCATGACGCGTATCAAGGGCGTATATAAAATCGTTACCCCAACAGGCGAGTTAATAGAGCGCGTGCGTAGCCGTATGTTTGTACCATCAACAGTCTTTGACAACAAAAAGCTACTAGAAAACGACCCGTACTATATCGCAAATCTTGCCATGCTCCCGGAAGCAGACAAGAAAGCACTGCTGTACGGAGACTGGAATTCATTCAGCGGACAAGTATTCACAGAGTGGAGCGACGAGATAGAGCATTATGCAGATCGTAAGTGGACCCATGTCATAAGTCCGTTCAAGATTCCTGAAACATGGAGAATATTTAGAGGTTTTGACTGGGGCTACTCAAAGCCATTTAGTGTAGGTTGGTACGCTGTAGATAACGACAACAGGCTATATAGAATTAACGAACTTTACGGATGTACAGACCAGCCGAACACTGGCGTCAAGTGGACTACCGAAAAGATTGCGAAGGCAATAAAAGAGATTGAGGATTCAGACCCAAATTTAAAGGGCAGAACAATATCAGCAGTTGCAGACCCTGCAATATTCCAAGAAAACGGCGGTAAATCAATAGCCGATTCCTTTATGGAAGCAGGTGTGTACTGGGATAAAGGAGACCACACGCGCATACCTGGTAAAATGCAGTGTCACTATAGATTAGCTTTCGATGAAAACGGAATTCCAATGTTCTATTGTTTTTCAAACTGCAAAGATTTTATCAGAACAGTACCAGAACTAATATACAGCGAAACCAAGGTAGAGGATATTAATACCGAAATGGAAGACCATATATACGACGAATGGAGATATGTATGCATGGAGTCACCTATAAATGAGCGACGAGACGCCAGAGCAAAGCTATACGAGGGAACAGACGGAACACACGACCCATTAAATATGATTCCTGCACAGCTAGGACGATACGACTTTTTCAAATACATGTAAGGAGCGAATATGAAAGACAAGAAGAAGAAACTAAAAGAAAAGAACGCTAAAGAAGTTGAAAAGGCTAAGCCATTAAGAGACCAGGAACAGCCAGAAGATGACGAGCCCGAAGAAGATCCTGCGCAAGCCGAGGGAGATAAACAGCTGATGAAGAGGCTAGGAATAGACCCAAAGAAAGCAGCCGAAGAACCTATCGAAGATGAAGAGGAAGAGCCAGACTATATAGAGCAGGAACCAGAGCCAACATCACTAGATGCAAAGGAAGAGCCGGAAGCAGATTATGGAGCATTTAACGAAGATGAAGGCAAAGAGTGGGACCCGAACTATGGCCGAAATGGAATTATTGATGAAGAGGTTATAGGAGAGGCAAAGAACACGTACGAAAAGTACAAGCAGAATCTTGAGAAGTTCAAAAAGCGTATTGTTGAGAATGAAAAGTGGTGGCAGTTCAAGCAGTGGGAAGTTATAGGAGATGCACAAGGAAAAGAAAACGATCCAAAGCCTGAAAGTGCATGGATGTTTAATTCACTTGCTAACAAACATGCTGACGCTATGGATAACTATCCTATGCCTAACCTGCTTCCACGTGAAGAGAGTGATAAAGGTTCTGCGTTATCACTATCAAAGATTGTGCCATGCATACTAGATAACTGCGACTTCCAGCAGATATATAGTGACGCTTGGTGGTACAAGTTAAAACAAGGATTTTGCGTGTATGCTACATACTGGGATAACACAAGAGATAACGGCGCCGGTGATATCGCCGTAAAGCAAATAGATGTTCTAAATCTATTATGGGAGCCAGGAATTAAATATATTCAGGATTCGCCGAATATATTTCTTATAGACGCTGTGGATAACGATATCCTCGTGGGGATGTACCCAGACTTAGAAGGCGTGCTATCAAATTCAGCAGGTGCTGAAATCGTGAAGTACGATACAGAGCGTGACGATTCAGCATCTAACAGAACAGTTGTTTATGACTGGTACTACAAACAGACTGTTGAGGGAAGGACGATAGTTCATTATTGCAAATTTATAGACGGTCACGTACTCTTTGCATCTGAAAACTGCGAAGAGTATCTAGAGAGCGGATATTACATTTCAGGCGAATATCCGTTCGTTGTGGATAACCTATTCCCGGTTGAATCTGAAATGCTAGGCTTCGGGTATATCGATGTCATGAAGTCTCCACAGATGGTCATAAACAAGATGGACCAGATTGTTGCAAAGAATGCTGCTCTTGTTGGTAAACCAAGATGGGCTATAAACAAGAATTCAGGAGTAAACCCAGAGCAAGTAGCTGATTATTCACAAGACTTCTTTGAGGTAAACGGCAGAATCGAAGAGGGGAATATCAAACAGTTTCAAACAACGCCGCTCCCGTCGCTAGTCATGAATTACCTCGAGATGAAAAAAGAAGAGCTAAAAGAAACCTCAGGCAATCGCGACTTCTCGCAGGGAAGCACGGCCGCAGGTGTAACGGCAGCAAGTGCTATTGCAGCACTGCAAGAGGCAGGCTCTAAACTATCTCGCGACATGATAGGTGGCTCGTACAGAGCGTACGTTAGACTGGTCAAACAGATTATAGAATTAATCAGGCAGTTTTATGATGAACCTCGTTGTTTCAGAATTGATGGAGAGGGCGGATCGTATGAATTTATAAGCTTTGAGAATTCACTTCTCAAGGAAACAACAATTGACGACGTTACAGGACAGCCAGAGATTGTAAAGAAACCTATATTCGATGTTAAAATCTCCGCTGCCAAAAAGAACGCGTTTAATAGAGCGTCGCAAAATGAGACAGTAAAAGAACTATACGGCATGGGGGTATTCAATCCAAATAACTACGTACAAGCAGGAATGCTGTTAGATGCTATGGACTTTGAAGGAGTGGAAGAACTCCGCAGGAAGGTAGGAGAAAACGGAAACCTTAATGAAAAACTGAATCAATTAGCTAGCATCGCTATGCAGATGGCAGGAATGCTAGACCAGACGGTTGGAGCAGGAGAATTCACATCGCAGGTACAGCAGGCTCTAGGAATGGAAGTAGCACCGCAGTTAAACGCTGCCGCATATGAGGCTAGGCGCGGCATAGATAGACCAGTTAATACCAGGGCAGCAAATATCAGAGATAGAGCAAGTAACCAGGCAAGCGTAGGAGAAGGTCATGACATCAGCAAAACTGACGAGTAAGAGAGATGAACAAGGCAAAATCACGTATACGTTAGATATCAAAGAGCACGCAGGCGAGAGCCATGTGTGCTTTGCGATTAGCACGCTAGTACATACAGTGTCGGATATGGTCGAAAGGTTAGAAGGCTCAATCAGTATTAAGCCTGGCGATGTAGTAATTAGCTTTACATCGCATCCGGACAACGTAAATGAAATGATATACGCGAGGATTATATATACGTTCGCATGCAAAATGTTAACGATTCTTGAAGAGGGATATCCAAAAAATATCAAAGTGATTATGCCGTAGTCGAATAATAAATAATTTTTTTATATCATAAATCCGTAAAGATAAATGCTCGCGGGTAAGCCGCAGGAGGAACAATGACATATAGAGATTTTTACCTCTTCGATGGAGAGGGCGGCGAAGGAACAAGCGGTAATGCTGGTGTCGCTACCAGCACTGAAGAGGGCACAGCCCTTGAAGAAAAGAAAGATGATGATTTGTTTGACGATAACAGCTATGACGATAGCGAGGAACCAGACGATGAACCATCAGAGGGCGAAAACGCCGATGAGCCCAAAGACCTATCTGCAGAGTTCGAAGAACTAATCAAAGGGAAGTATAAAGACTTATACGATGCGCGCGTTAAGGATACGCTTTCAAAAAGATTCAAGAATGCAGAGGCGGATAGGAATAGACTTGGTGAATATGAAGATGCGCTATTTGTACTGTATGACAAGTACGATATCGAGCCTGGTAATCTTAACGGACTCAAAGAGGCAATCGCAAAAGATGGCGAATTGCTAGAAGAAAGAGCAGAAAGAGAAGGCTTATCGGTTGAACAGTACAAGTACCAGAAGAAGCTTGAGGCGGAAAACAGAAGGCTTGAAGCAGAGCAGAGAAAAAGAGCCGCCAAAGAGCAAGCAGACGCACTGTACGAGCAGTGGGAATCAGAATCTGCTGAACTAAGAAATGTTTATCCACACTTCAATCTTAAGAAAGAGGCTAGTGAGAATCCTGAATTCATGAGCTACCTTGAATCTGGAATGAGTGTAAGGAAAGCATTTGAAGCAGCACATATACAGGAGCTAATCTCTGGCGCTATTCAGATGGCTACCAAGGAAACTAGGAAGAACACTATCGACACAGTGAGAGCAAGAGGATTAAGACCGCGTGAAAACGGTATGCAGTCCAAAGCTCCACTAAAGGTCAAGAAGAACATTAGTAATCTCAGTAACGAAGATATGGATAGAATCAATAAGCGTGTAGCTAGAGGTGAAACCGTTACCTTCTAACTGAGTACTGAGTAAGGGGGAAACAATGAACGTTAGAGACTATTTCCTTTTTGGAAATCCAAACACAAATATCACTACAGATAGCAATCTGACGCCGGATATGAAGGAGTACTACGATAAAAATCTTATCAGGCTCACAGGTCCGCAGCTAATTCACGACCAGTTTGCACAGAAGAGACCAATTCCAAAGAATGGCGGTAAGGTTATTAAATTCAGACAGTACAAGCCGTTTCCAAAGGCACTAACACCACTTACAGAGGGTGTAACACCGGACGGAAGAAAGCTCCAGATGACAGAGGTATCTGCAACAATCAAGCAGTACGGCGATTACGTAACTCTATCAGATATGCTGCTTCTCACAGCGCTAGATAACAACCTGCTAGAGTCACAGCAGCTGTTATCTGACCAGGCAGGAAGAACACTTGATACAGTTACAAGAGAGGTTATGCACTCAGGCACCAACGTACTTTACGCAGGCGGCAAGTCGGCAAGAGCGGCACTAACCAAGGATGACAAACTAACAGTAGATACAGTCAAGAGAGCTGCTAGAATTCTTAAGAATGCTAACGCTCCAAAGATTGACAAGTACTACGTTGCTATCATCAATCCTGATACCTCGTACGACCTACAGTCTGATGAGGCATGGATCGATGCATCAAAGTATGCAGGTTCAACTCAGATCTTCGAGGGAGAGGTTGGAAAGATTGCAGGAGTAAGATTTATCGAGTCTACAGAGGCTAAAATCTTCAACGAGAAGAGCACATCCGGAGCTAGAATCTATGGAACACTATTCCTAGGAGCTAACGCATACGGAACTACCGAGATTGAAGGTGGCGGACTCGAGATGATTGTTAAGCAGAAGGGTTCAGCAGGAACGGCAGATCCACTCAATCAGAGAGCAACTGCAGGCTGGAAGGCCGCAAAGACTGCAGAGCTTCTTGTTAGCCCTTACATCGTAAGATGTGAGCACTGCGTAACACTGGAATCTGATCCAAACTAATTCATAAAGCTAGCCTGTAATTCTGCAGGCTAGCAATATTGATATAAGGAGAAAGAATTATGGCAAAGAGAAATGAAGAGCTAGAAGCTGTTGAAACTATGACAGATGAAGAGGTTACTGAGGCGGTAGAAAATACTGCAGATGAAGAGGCTACTGAAAACACTGCTCCGGTAAGCGATGATTACCTAGAAGAGCTTGTTGAAATAATGCTATTCAAGGATTCGGACAAATACTCCGATGATCTAGTAGTCACGCTTAACGGCAAGAACTACCAGATTAAGAGAGGTGTCAAGGTTATGGTGCCGAGAAAAGTGCAGCTAGTTATTGAGGATTCAATGAAGCAGGCAGGACTTGCCGCTGACTACGAAGAAGAGGCACAGCAGCAGTACAAGGAACTTGAGAATAGGCTATAAGGCAGCTATAACGCTGTGTAAAGCGAGGGCTGAGGCTCTCGCTTAATTTATTAAGGAGACAATATGAAAAGAATCAGCGTAACGGTAGATATAAACAAAGTAAAGTCCATCATTGTTAATGGACTAGTACAGTTCGATGATGATGCAGCGATAGACATCAAGCTACTTAATGGTAGTAGCTCGTTCGACTTTTCGGAGTATACCGCTGTAACAATCGAAATTATCCGTCCGGATGGAAAAGCTTTTGTTGATTGCATAGGAGACCACTTAACGGTTGAAGATGCAGCGCAAGGATTTCTAACATATAAGCCGGTTCCAGAAGTCACAAAACTTGTAGGTTTGTACTTCGTGGATATTTCCATATATACAAATGGCAAGAAGATGACTACATCAAGATTTACATATAACGTATCAGATGGAAACATAGACAATACCGAGATCGAGAAAGAAGAATATTACCCGGTACTTCTCGCACTTGTAAAAGAGGTATCAACATACAAGGCGGCAGAAGAGGCTAGGGAGCGAGCAGAGAAGTTAAGAGCGAGCGAAACCGCAGGCATTATTGCGCAGGCAAACAAAATTCTAGAGAATATCCAAGAAAAGCAGGGTTATCTAGATGATTTATACAGTGCATTTGTACAAATAGCCAACGAGATAACCGGTAGTAACTTTGATGTTACATCGCTTATAACAGCATCTAGCCTTGAAACCAGATTAAAAGGTATCTATCCAATCAAGGATGGCAAAGAAGGAATTGAAGAAGGACAGCTAGGGTTCGACAAAACAAAAGGACTGCTATACATAGGCGGTTCGGAAGTTAAAGTATTAAATAAGCCGGAAGTCGCTATATCAGGAACTGAGCCAGAAGATAAGAGCCTGCTATGGCTAGATAACGTAAGCGGTAAGGTTAAATACTACGCTGGCAGTACATGGAGTGAGGCTAAATGCTTTGCAGTATATAAGTAGGTGATGATATGGCAACAACTCTATTTAATCAATGGGTGATACATAGTGGACCCAGAATCAGACTTACTGCCACAACAGATTATTATCGTGATGGCGCATATATGTATTACCGTATAAACACATATATCCACAACCTAGACTATAGCCAGTCGTGGTATGGGTGGTACCTAGACATGGCAGTGTACATAGACGGACAATATATGGGCACTACGAGGTTAAAACAGAATAAACCTATCAGATGGTCGGGTATTAGTAATTCGACGCCATATTACGGAGTCAAACGTGTTTCTGGCAATGCCCATATCAAGATTGTATTAACATCGAATAAACCTAGATACGGACAGAGAGTGTGGGAAAGTGGCGGAGCGTTGCCTGCGCCACCGCTAAGCACAGCCGGATTACTAATGCTAAAAGATATTACTGAATCCGGAATGATAGTTAATATAAGCGGACTACCTACAGGATATGAAAAAGAGCTCCGCTTCTGGCATAGGGCAAAAGGTGAGGCGTGGAACCATATTGGAAATAAAACTGTATCTAACAGCAGTAGAGATTGCAGCATGGCATTTAATGATCTTATAGCTAACACTAGCTATGAAATATCAGTAGAGGAATTCGTGGATGGTTACAAAATAACTTCGTTTGATTCAGTAATTACGTTACCTAGTGCAAAAGGAGAGCTGACCACAACTACTACAGAAAGCGAACTGATAGCGGTTGAAGAGGTTAATTCAAACATTTCATACGCTAGAACGCTAGAGTGGTATATAAGGCCGGCAGGTGCAGGAAATTTTCAGTATATGGGAGAAGATGAATTACCTGCAGGTGTAAGCACAAAGGCGAGGAAGTTTGAAAAACTCACAACGGGCTGTAGATATGATGTTAGAACGCTCATTAAACACAAGGATACCGTTTTAAAAGAAACCGTTGTATCGGATTCTCTTAGACCTAGTAGCGCAGTTATAAAAGCTGAATCAGATACATATAGCAGCATCCAGGTAAACGTATCTCACATGGTGAATACCGGATGGGAGCGCACTATAAAAGCGAAGTATAAAGCTGCGCAAGAATCAGAATACAGAGAAGAGAGCGTGACAACAGGAAATGAAAGCACATTTGTAAACCTAAAGAACCTCAAAGCTTTCACAGATTATGAAGTCATAGTTGAAATCTATAGAGATTCCCAGATTATAAAGTCCTGGGCTGAAACTGTTAAGACAAGAGAAATGGGGTTTGTTGCAATTCCTGTTATCAAAAGCATTGAGTCTGTTATCAGAACTAAAGATGCTGTTATCAGCTGGTTTGTTAACGATGACAGAGACGAAATGAGCTATGACATTGAATACAAGATTGGTGAAAGAGAGTGGACGAAGCTTATAACAACCAAGTATAAGCAAAAGCTCACAATAACTTTACCTAGCGGCAATACTGAATATCTAATCAGGATAAAAGGATATGCCACAGATTCAACAAAGATATCTTATTCTCTAGAAGTACCAGTATATACATATCATCGCTTCGAGTATGACAGCGTTGTTAATGCGCAAAACGAAATCGCCTTAACAAGCGCTGAGGTAAACAGACTTATACGCTTTATCAATAAAAAAGTTGGTAGCAGCTTAATGTTTATTGAAGAGGGCGAATCTATCACTTTAGAAAAGCATAATGAATTAAGAAGGACGTTGGCCCTGAGTGCAATTCCTAACGGAGATATTAAAGCTGTGGACTGGGTATCGCTAAAAAACAAGGTAAATGAGGGTTAAATATGAATACAGCAGAAGTAATTAAGACGGTTAACGATCGTTGTCCGAACACGTGCACTGACGAAGAAAAGATAGCATATGTTAACGAGATTGAAAATATAGTTCAGAGAGAACTGTTAAATCTCGAAGAAAAAGATATGAAGAGGCAGGTAACTAGCGACACGCAAACAGAAGAGCTGCTACTAGAAAAGCCATTTGATCTAATTTATGTGTACTATGTGGCAGCTATGACTTGCCAAGCAATGGAAGAGTGGGATTCATTTAACGCTTGGCTGAGCTTATACAATAGCCGAGCAGTAGACGCGCGTAACTATTACATCACAAAAAGCAATAGATACAAGAACTTAAGAATTAAAAACTTTTTCTAGGAGGCAATATGCTACTCAAGGAAATACAGCCGAAGATAAACGGCAAACAGTCGGTATTACAGTTCAAGGGATATAACGCAAACGCTGTAATAGATGATGGCGAAATGAGAGACATGTACAACTTATCATCTGATAAGTATCCGGTGTTATCTCAAAGAGCGCCAAGAAATATCATAGATATGCCGGTGCAACATCCAAGGGATATCATCGTAAAAAACAATGTGCCATACATCATAGATAGATACGAGGTAGACGGAGAGATAAGGACGTTTATCAAATACTCTAAAGGTGGCACGGATTACCAAAAGCGAATAAATAATATCATGCCTAAAACTATGGTTGCACATAATAACAAAATCTGCATATGGCCAGACAAGGTGTATTTAGATATTACAGATAACACTGTAAAACACATGGACGCATCAGTGCAGGGCACGGCAACAATTAAGCCAGGTAGCATATATCTAGTTGGTGCAGATTTATCTGAATTCTCTGTTGGTGATGCTGTTGAGATATCAGGATGCAAAAAGCAACCAGGCAATAATACGGTGATCGTGATTAAGAGTATAGAAGGTAGCACAATTACCACTTACGAGAATTCATTCAGAATGCCGAGTGACGATGTGACCAAGGAGTCGTACGTTGAAGAGGAAGTGAAACTTGCTAGAGAAATCCCGGACCTTGATTACGTCATGGAAAGCAACAATAGATTGTGGGGCTGTAGGAGCGAGGACAACACAATCTATGCTAGCAAGTTGGGTGATCCGCTTAATTGGAATTACTTCCAGTCGCTAGCAAACGATTCATACGCACTAGAGGTTGGCTCAGATGGTGAATTTACAGGGTGTGCCGCATATCCTACACACCTAATCTTTTTCAAAGAACATCATATGCATAAAGTGTTCGGAAGTATGCCTAGTCAATATCAGCTATACAGCACTGAGTGCTTTGGAATAAGAAAAGGCTCTGATAAATCGGCTGTAATCGTGAATGGTGTATTGTACTATCATTCATTAACAGGCGTAATGGCTTATGATGGCGGAACATATCCGGTAATGATATCGGAAGCGTTCGGAGATTATCAGTTCAAATCAGCTGTCGGCGGAAGCAACGGTAAGAAATATTACATTTCGATGCTAAATGAAAACGAAAATAAATATAATATCTTCACTTACGATATACTTCGCAGACTATGGCACAAGGAAGATGAAACAAAAGTAACAGCCTTTGCCAATGTGAATAACGAACTTATATACATAGCAGATGGCAATATCTGGACTACTACTGGAAAGCGCCCGGAAGATGATATTAAGTGGTTTGCTGTATTCGGACCATTTGATGAATTCGTAGAGAATATGAAATCTTATAAAAAAATAAACATGAGACTAGATATGCAGCCGGGAGCACAACTAAGGATAAGCACTCAAAGTAGTAACGGTGAATGGGAACCAATATACGAGTGCGAAACAGAGCGAGGGAAAACACTTAGTGTTCCAATTATTCCTAATAGGCAAGCGAAATTCTCTATAAAGATTGAGGGAGTGGGAAGAACAGATATTGAATCGCTTACAAGATATTATAGAGGCAGGAGTGATAGACCATGATAACTGTACCAAACAGAACAGATATGTCAGATGAAAGCCTTGCACTCAGGACGATAGATGAAAACTTGCGAAAGCTCGCAGATGAAGTGCTCATGGAAATCATGAATGTATCAAAAGAACCAAGCAAGAAAAAAGAAACATCTGAAAGCAAGATAAATAAAGAAGCACCCAGAGTCCATATCGCCTATGCAAGTAGCGGAGATGGCGCAGTGGGGTTCAGCACCACAGATAGCACTGGAAGAACGTATATAGGAATCTACACAGATTTTAAAGATGCAGCTAGCACAGATCCTAAAGCGTATAAGTGGACGAAAGTCAAAGGCGATAATGGCGTAAGCGTAAGTTCATATACTAGGTGGTATTATTTAGCAGTAGAAACTCCAGAGAAACCAGCGCTTAAAGTTCCTCCTAGACCGTGGACTATAACAGAACCTAACTACATAGAAGGGAGCCCAAACAATCTATACTATGTAGACCAGAGTGTTTTCTCGGATGGAAGCTTTTACTACTCAGATGTTCAGGTGTCAAGCTCATATGCTGCCGCTAAAAATGCATTTATCAAGGCTTTAGAAAATCATAAAAAGACACTAAAGCAACTCGAGGATTTAAGCAGACAGACGAAAAAAGAAATCGCAGATGCAGCGGATAGCATATCTAGAAAGATTAAGACAGAGTATTACTCATCAGCCGATATGGACGACAAGATTGCTAATATCGAATCGCAAATAACGCAAACGGATAACGCTGTAAATGTTAAGTTTAGCGAAGCCCTCAAAAACATAAATGATCTAAAGTTTGATTCGGATAAAAAGTATAGCGAAATTATAAGTACTATAAGGCTAGATAAGAACGGAATATCTATAGGCAAAAGCGGTAACAGAATATCCATGAATCTAGACAACGACAAACTGAGGTTCATGCAAGAAGGAATAGAAGTTGCGTATATGAGCGATAACAAGTTATATATACAAAATGCGGAGGTACTCAGCAGTATAAAGCTTGGCAAATTTGCGTTTATGCCTGATACCGAAACAGGCAGTTTATCATTTGGAAAGGTAGAAGATTAATGGCAAATACATGCATATATGAATTCATCCCGGTAGATAAAAAATACAGCTCTCTTGAAGAGGGGTACGGATGCATTATACCGGGATACTCAACGGTAACACCAGTGGTTCGTGGCACGCTTACAGATAAAATGAAGCCTTACTATTTGTATGCATCGACCTACGATGAAGAGGTAAGGCTAAAAACAGTTACTATTTGTGAAAACCAAAAAGTAAACGTGAATGAATTAAAGAGTCCAAATTCATACACCGTAACCGAAAGCGGAGATGAATTAAATTATAGGTTTGAACTCCCAGATGTGCTAGTGCCGACTCACTATTTTTCGCCAGTATATCATGAATATGAACCGCTAATAGCATACATCAGCGCTGCAAACGAAAAGAATACATTAAATGAAAGTGGTAAATGTATTACAAAATTGGCACTTTATGGCGAACCGAGAATCACAGTAGTTAAGAATCCTTATGAGTCAAACGCAGATGGAACGGCGAAAAAAGGCGGAAGTTATCGAACTGCACAGGTTCAAGTTGGATGGTTCCCTATAAACGTGAGTGGCGCTGCAAAGAAGGTAGATAAAATAACCTTAAGCGGAAAAATCAAAAGGTCTAATGAATCAGTTTACAAACCTACCAACATCACCACAAAACTAATCAAAACAGATACTGATGCATCTGGGTGGGTTACATCAACATATGATGTAACTGTAGCAGTTAATAAATCGTATACACACAACTTTGCACTATATGCATCAGATGGACTAGGTGGTGATGGAGTGAGTCACATGTTTTTTCAATCTGCTTTCAAGTTGTTTGACTTTAGAGTAACCGGAAGAGGGTTCGCGCTCGGCAAACCATCCGAAAGAGATGCGTTTGAGTGCGATTTAGACCTGGTTGTAACAAAAGGTGCAGAATTT